TCCACCAGTAAGTAAATTATCTGTACATTCCATTCCGATCTTACCTAAAGTGGCAGTAGTTTTTTTAGCGTAACCCATAGTGAGTCCGGGCAATACTCCAAATATAGATTCGTTTATTGAATCTGTGGCATTAATTGAAAGACCACCACCGGCCTGAAATCCCAAAGAGCCTTGAGCATTTAAACTAGTAGATCCTGTCTGGAGTTTGAATTTTCCGCCTATTACTTTCTTTTCATCTCCTGTTGTATTTTCGAAGGAAGATTTTTTTTCTATTAGTACTTCGTTGGCTATTAATGTAAGCGACTCCGCCGCCATCAATGTCATATTAGAAGATGAAAGATTAACCCATCCAGTTGGATTCCTAACATTGAATCTACCCTTTTTTATATCAATAGAATAATCACCATCAACTTTATCCACTCTATTACCAATAATATAATTTTCTTGTGAACCATCAACAGTTGTATAGTCATTTGCTTCAATATGTGTATATCTTGATCCTAAAATTATATCATAATAATTATTAACTATCTTATCTACCTTAATTCCCGTAGGATGTATCTCTGTAAATGTACCAGTTCGATGATACCAATGCATCCTTTCCCAATTAGGAGTATCATCCATTTCAATAATATGTCCACTCTCTGTTTGGTGAACATGATTGTATGGATAGATTGCTTGCCAGGGAATCTTAGGTTCGGACCAACTCTTGCCACTAGCAATAGGAATATCTATTTGTCCTGCTTTCCGGTTTTCCATTTTTTCAAATACAATACCAGAAAGTCTTGGATCACTCGTATCAGTATTTCCACGAATTCCTCTTGCTAATCTATTTGTCGTAGGCTCTTGTAAATAGTCTAAATTTCTAGTTGATGATATTTCTGTATTTGCTAAACCTGTATCAGGATATGTCGACCTAAGTGGCTGTTCTACAACTTTAACAGTAAATGGTGCACCCGCGGAGTTTGGGCCGGTTTGACCAATTAATGATCTTACTTCAGGAGCGTCTTTAAGAATAATATCTCCGTGATGGGTTTCACCTACTTTAACAGTTTGTGCATCTTCTGCGGGGTCTGGTCTGGCATTATGAATAATAGTAGCGGGTTCTCTAGGAACCATATCAGAAAGAGGATTATAAAATAAATCTCTTGAACCTTTCTCATCTGGAAATAATGTATGCCCAACTTTATCACCACCTTCTATTCTTGGATCAAGAAATCCCTGTCCGCCTGATACTGTTCCATCATTGTTTACACCTTTCGCATCTTTTTCTGGAATGCCACCAAGAGTTCCAAAAAACAAAGGTTCTTGTCCGGCTTCTCCATCTCTATAAAATCCGAGAACCCAAGTTCCTTCCACGGGACCTAATGGTGTAGATCCCACACCTGTTTGACTTGCAGAAGTAATCGGAGCAACAGGATACGCCCAAGGTAAAGAAACAGTTGGTTGATCATTCTTATTTTCTGAATGCCAACCTAAAATTCTAACTTTACATCTTCCAAGATAAAGAGGATCATGACGGTCTTCAACAACGCCTTGCCACCAGATAAATCCTTCTTTTCCCATAAAATATGACATAATTTTTTACCTCAAAAACAAAATTTTATCTTGTATGTGGATTAGGTGTTACTTGATTAGCAATATTCGATGGATCCTGAGCTACTTCACTTCCTCTAGCTTCACCGACCGACTTTGATAAAGAATCTTTTATTGCTTCAAATTCTATTTCATATTTTTCCGCAGTCAAATGATGACGCAATTTAGTAATCAAATAAAATCCACTTAAATACTTATGATGTGTGGATGCGACCATTCCGCCACGATCATCTAAAAATTCTGTAGGCAAATTGAATTGAATCAAATCTCCTACTGTTCTAGTAGATAATCCCGGTGCTCTAATATTTAATTTAATATTATTAGCTTGTTGACTTTGTACCAATCGTGATTGCATCCATTGTTCTACTCTATTTGGAACAATGTTTAAACTAGATTTTACATTTCCACTTACTCCCTCTGATCCGAGATCCTCTCCAAAAACAACATCATGTCCAAAATTTGTAGGATAAAAACACAAAAGTGCTTCCTCTGTTGTTGGCTGTTTTCTTAACGCGTCTTGATTTGGAGTACATAATTTCCATTTTTGTAAATGAGTAAATGTATCGGAAAAAGTACTTGCATCTTTAGCGGCTCTAACTAATTCTTTTATTTCCATAACATCAGGACCGCCAGGTGCCGCTGAAACAACTTCGGTTCCTTGTTCCTCTACATCATACAAATCAAACTGTAACTTATCATATGTCATTCTAACTAAATCATGTGTAAGTAAAGTATTGGTATACATCCCTTTTGAGAGATTTTCTAGAACATCAAAATTAGAAGAAAATTGATATGTATCAACGCCCACCATTTCCGCAGCGATGTTCTGAAAGTCATCTGAGTTATCTCTTAATCGTTTCGCCGTTACTCCATATATTTCTTTAATAGGTTCGTCTGGTGCAGTATATACTAATTCTTCAGTTCGTGGAGTTCCAGGCGCAGACATTTTTACTTCTGCTGTATACCCTGATCCTCCCCCTGCCATAAGAGTTTCCATGGAAACGAAAAAGAATCCTTTTATAGTTTCATAAAAAACAAAACTAGATCCTACTGCATGTTTTCCTGCTGATACTGCTCTAGATGCTAAAAAATTAAAAGCTCTAAATGGAGTATAATTTGGTATAATTAAATTTGTAGGGTTTTTAGTAGGTTCAATAAAAATCTTTTTAGAAACACCGGCTCTACCTTTCTCAAAAAACTGTTTATAGAGTGACCGTACTACTTCGGATACTCTTCGTGGTTCTAAAGAAACGGGATCTAAAGAACTTTTTTTAACTTTCTGTTTTAAATTTAAAATATATTCTTCAGAAATCAAAGACAACTTATAACTAAGTGTTCCTTCATTAAGTTTAGTAATGTCAGAAATTTTGATCACTCTAAATTTAAGGTCTATTATTCCTTCATTTTGACTTCCAGCAAAAGGACCTGAAGTATTCTCTTCTCTTTGTTTTTTAATACCTGCCGTTTTAACTTTTATATTGATAGTTTCTTCGCCAATAATAGGAACACTTTCCATTAATCCCACACTATCTATTATTTGTATGTTTGCGGTAAGACAATCTGCAAACATATCTTCATAGATATTAAAATCTGACCATGCAGCCTTTAAATTAATATAACCTTTTCTATTGGGTGAAGTAAGAGTAAGTAATTGAAGTTCATAATCTCCAGCAAAAGAAGGCATTTCTCCCTGAGTGGGACTTTTTAAAAATTCGGTTTTAGCTCCAGTAGTTATATTTTCTGGAGATATGCCTTGAGTATTTTCCCGTTTTTTAATAAATGTTGCATGCCGTCTTTGGTTATCATCCATTATTAATATTTCTCCGCGTGTTCTGCGAGTACACTTGAAACATATTTCTCATCAATTAACTTAATATTTCGTTTATCTTCATTTCTCTCCACTTCCCAATCATAATAATATACAATCCTTCTTGATCCGGCAGCAAGAGTATTATATGTTGTTAGATCAACTTCAATTATAGCCTTAGAGATAGGCTCACTTGTATTAGTTGCTTCTACCCTTTCTCTAATAGTTTGTTCATAATGATGTACTGTAGTTTTTGCTGTTGCAAGGGAACCATATTTGTTTTTAATATACTTTCCTAATTCTCTAGAATTTAACGGCCAATCATAAATCGGGTCATGTATATCGTTAATTAAAAAAATTAACCATGTATATTTTATATCACCATATATGTTAAATGCAGTTACATCAGGTCGTTCTGCTTCTGATATCGTATAAGGAAAATACGAAATAATATCAGCCGAAACCGCGCTTTTTATTTTTGATCTAATCATAATATTAATAGCGGTTTTAGTTTTTGTGGGTTTCGCGCCAGTAATATCATAACCTATTTGAGGATAGTGTTGAAAAAATTCAGACATAGTTAATCTTTCTTTTGTTTTTAAAATCCTTTTTGAATTTTACCTCTGTGCATTACTTCTAGTTCCATAAACGAAAGTTTCATTGATATACTTACTGGATATTGTGTATCATCAAAAAATAGAGCTACACTTTCTGTAGTATAATCTAAATCACAGGCAGTTAATACTGATCTTCCTATATTAAACATAGGATTCATTGATGTTTTTGGCATTTCATGGTTATTGACTGTAAATGCAATTTCAAACTCATCAGGATACCCAAACAACATTGAAGGTGCATCAGGACTATTTCCTCCTGCATGAGAAGGTAACATGGCCAATTTAAATGCTCTCGCAATTTTTACACAAATTGCAGATTCTTGTACACTTTGAGGTAACATTTGAAAAGTAAAATCATGTGTTCTCATCTCAGAAGGGCCCTTATATGCGGCAACAATATAAGGATTCAGTACAGCACCGGTTTCTTTTTCTATTAAAGCTTTTGTTCCTGCAAAAGTTACATCTGCTTTCGCTGCCACTTCAAGCATAGCTACAGTAGTACCCTCACTTTTAAGAGCCTTACCTAATCCCTTAAGGTCTGATGTTAATTTTTTTAAATTAAATCCACCCGATTGATTTTTTACGGCATCGATAACTTGGGCACCTGAAGAACCTGCAATTTTACCCATACCAACTGAATCATAATCCGATTTATATGATGTACTTAAAGCATCACCAGGAATGTATAATGCTATATTAAGAGTATCAGAATGTGATTTAAAATCACGGGCCGTAAAAGATATCCAATGATTAACATCATGACCAATGGTATTGGGATATTGAAGGTATTGTACTTTGGCTTCTCTCGGCATCCTGCTATTCTCCGTATTATTAATTGGTATTATTAACTATCTATATATTTATATGGCATACAAAGGAAAGTTTCGCCCACAAAATTATAAAAAATATAAGGGTGATCATACTAAAATTATTTATCGATCTGGTTGGGAATTGACCTTCATGAAATACCTAGATCGACAACCTGAAGTCTTGCGATGGTCAAGTGAAGAGATTATTATACCCTATCGTTCTCCTATTGACAATAGAATACATAGATATTATCCAGATTTTTGGGTTAAAACTCTTCAAGGCGAATCTCTAATTGAAATCAAACCGAAAAAACAAACAAAACCTCCTAAACCTAATCCCAAACATAGAAGAAGATTCCTCAAAGAAGTAAAAACATGGGGAATCAATGAGGCTAAATGGAAAGCGGCAGAAGCGTTGTGTGAAGTCAAGGGATGGAAATGGCAAATAATAACAGAGGACACTCTTAACAATACTAAATAGTTATATTATGGCAACAGTAGAAGAATCCTATTTGGATAAATTAAAAGACGCAATAAAAACTGATCAAGTAGCTGCTAAAGCAAGAGCCGCAGGTAACTGGTTTCGCTCAATTGTCAATAGAACAAAGGGAAAGTTTTCTAGTGAAACACCACAGACAATACTTTCACGACAAGAAAGTGCTGTTGCAACGAGTGTACTTGGAAAAATGTATTTCTATTCTTATAATCCTAAGTGGAAAGACAAGCTTCCTTGGTATGATACCTTTCCTTTAGTTTTTCCTATTGAGAAATATCCTGATGGATTTCTTGGACTCAATTTTCATTATTTAAGTCCAAAAGATAGAGCAGTATTAATGGATCAACTTAAGGGATTTGTTAATAATAAGAAGTATGATGAAACAACTAAACTAAAATTAACATATAATATGTTAAAGGGGTTTACTAAGATTAAAAGAGCAAAACCGACAGTACACAGATATCTTAATAGTAAGGTTAATTCTAAGTTTGTTCTTGTCAATGCTGATGAATGGGAAGTAGCACTTTTTCTACCAGTAGAAAGATTTAAAAAGGCAAACAAAAAGAAAGTATGGTCACATAGTGGAACAATGTTTTAAAATTTATAAAGGAGTGTTTTAATGGCAGCCGATTTTGAAATAGGACAGTTTATGTCCAAGG